AAGTTCTTTTTATATTTACTTGCTTCTGCTTTTACAGCATTTCTGTACCATGTAAGAGATTTTTTTTCTCCACCAGTAGAATTAGATACTCTTTCAAAGAGTGTTTTATATCCTGGGTCTTTATTTACGCTGTTGCGCTGTATAGCGGCGAATCCAGTTGCCATTTGTCATACTCCTAAGTGATCTTCGGTTAGTATTAAGAAGTTCATCTGCCTGTCTTCACAATATTCTCGCGCAGCAGACCACTTAGTTTGGTTTTTTGCGTAAGTCAGAGCAGCATTACGATAGGCAGCAGTTTTTTTGTTTTTGTCATTCGGTGGTTTTGTTTGTTTCTTGGGTTTTACTTCAATGATATATTTTGTGACCTTACCAGACTTTTCGCGAACTTTAATGTAGAAGTCAGGGAAGTATCTTCTCACTTTACCATCAGGAGCTCTGTATGGTATAATAACTTCTTCACTACCCCACTGTAAAATGGATGGGTTGTTGTCACAGAATACCATGAACTTTCGTTCCCACAACGATCTATAGATGATGTTAGTGGGATTGCCACGATACTTCTGAGGATTTACAGGTTTGTAAATACCAGAGTACGCCATAAATATAGAAGGACCAACATAGGTATTTAGCGTGTCAATCAACAGCTTTTTGTCTGCCATCTCTGCCAGAGGCGGGATGTCATACTCAAATAACTACATTGTTGCATTTGAAAATGTGCCAATTAGTTACGCTGGATTGTCGGAAGAGATTGAGTATTTTTGTGATGAGGCACAACTTCCTAACATCAATACAGCAACTGGAACTATAAATGGACTTTATACTGGACTTGGTAATATAGACTATCCACACACTAAAGTTTTTACAGAACTTCAGTTAGGATTCATGTTAGATGCTGACTTATCTGTGTTAAAATATTTGAACGCATGGTACAACTCTATTTTTATTGAGACTGGTACTAGCGAAAGTAGATCTACCAGAGTAAAATTTAGGAATGAATACACAGGAACCATAAAAATTACAAAATCTGAAACTGGTCCAGATTCTGCAACCCAAAGAAAACCAATTACATATGTTTTGGAGCAAGCATATCCATATGCTATTGATGCTGTTCCACTACAGTTTGGTTCTTCTCAGATCACAAAAGTAACAGCACAGTTTAAATATCAAAGACATTATACAGTTGATAGAAATATTCGCAATATCAAGGATTCTAATATTCCAGCAAGTGGAGTTTTAGTTGGAGAAGTTGAAATTGGACCAGGAATATTCACACAACAATGGTTGCTTCCAAATGGAAAAATTGTTGAGAAACAAGGCAATAAAGTTGGAACTGGTACACAACCCACAGTCCGCTAAATTTAATTTTTTGATTCCATAAAAGGGCGAAAATTTTTCCCGCTAATTTTTGGGTAAAAAAGTCGCGCTAAATATACATATGAACTGGTCTAAACATAATGGCATTACCACAAGTTGTGCTTCCAACTTATGAGTTGGAAATTCCGTCTAATGGCAAAAAAATCAAATATCGCCCATTTGTAGTAAAAGAAGAGAAATTACTTCTTCTGGCAATGGAGTCAGAAGATGTGGGTCAAATTGAAGCAGCAGTAAAACAATTATTGAAAGGTTGTATTCAATCTAGAATTAAAATTGATGATTTAGCAATTTTTGATCTAGAATACATTTTCCTTCAGATTCGTGCAGTTTCCGTTGGGGAAGTTGTTGATATGAATATTACATGTGAGGATGATGGGCAAACTACAGTCCCTTATAAGTTAAACTTGTTAGAAGTTGAGGTACAGAAACCAGAAGGTCATTCTAACAAAATCATGCTTTCTGATGAAATGGGTATTGTTATGAAATATCCAAAATTTGATACTTTTATCACTGGATCTATTATTGGCGAATCTCTAACTGCAGAATCAGTTATTGATGTTATTGCTGGTTGTATCGATCAACTTTTTGACGCTGAAGATGTATATGATAGTTCTACTACTACTAAAAAAGAATTTAAAGAATTTTTAGAAAATCTTACCAATAGTCAATTTGAAAAAATTCAAGAATTCTTCCAGAGTTCTCCAAAACTAGAACATACTATTAAAATTACAAATCCCAACACTGGTGTTGAAAATGAAATAGTATTTTCGGGATTATCGTCTTTTTTCGGATAGCACTCTTCCACAACACGTTGGAAGGGTATTATAAAACTAATTTTGCTTTGATGCAGCATCATAAATATAGCTTGAGTGATGTTGAAAATATGATGCCGTTTGAGAGGCAAGTTTATGTTTCTCTATTGATGCAACATTTGGAACAAGTTAAACAACAACAAGAAGCGGCAGCTAAACAACAATAATGGCACACGGATATCTAAACCCCACAGATTTAAGAACCGAGAGAAATTTTCTTGGTGACATTGCTGGTGCTATCGGAAACAGAATTGGCAAAGCGTCTGATATGGCACGCAGAGAGCGTGCTTATGCAGAAAGTATTGGTGAAAAAAATAATACCTCTCTTGCAGAAGCTGGTATTGGAAGAGGTCATTTTTTCCAGAGGGCATTAGGATCTACTTTTGGTGGTGATGCTCTAGCAAGAACTAGGGGTAGATTTGCTAAAGATGCTACAATGAGCATCGATCCAACAGGATCGCAAGCGTCTAGATTTAGAGGTGGTTTTGTTGACAGGGGTCGTTATGATTACTCTGAAGAAATTTTTAGTGCTCCTGCTGAAAGAGCTGGAGCATTAGCAACAATTTTTGGTGGCGGTGACAGTGGTCCTGGTGTTGCCCAAAGATTAATAGAAGCAGGACCGCAAGCAATTAATCCTGAGGTTCTTGGTGGAGAAGTTGCCAAATATCAAGGAACTAAAACTAATGCTGCTGGATTTACTGTTGATACTACGGCAACAGAAATTAAGGATATTGCTGGTATTTTGAATCAAATTGGTCAGTTGATGGTTAGAACCAACAACAGTACCATTCAGGCAGTTGATAGTGTACAAAAAGTAAATGTTAAAGTTGTTGAAAGTATACAGAGTCTAGGACAACTTCAAGTTGGTATTGCCGAAAGACAAATTCAAAACCAGAAGTTACTTGCCGCTAATGCTGAAAATACAGCAGAGAAAATTGCTTCTAGGCAACAAGCAGCTTCTGAAAAAGCAAATATGGCACAGAGACGTGTGTCTAGTGGGGATTTGGATCCAGAGGGTTCTGGAATGGAAGGTCCAGAAACTGGTGGTATTTTAGGTAGTATGTTTGGCAGTCTAGGAAATATCTTAGACACTGGAATGAGTTTACTTGGTGGTCGTCGTGGCGGTCGTCGTGGTCTTAGTAGAATGAGTCGTGCTGGTAGAAAAGCACAAAGAGCACAAGGATTTTCTACTGCTAATGCTGGAGACGTTGGTATTCGTGGAATGAATTTCCGCAATAACAGTATGACTGGCGGTCAGTTATCTACAGCAAGAATCCAGGCTGGCGACATGCGCCCAGGTTCGCTTAGTAGAGCTCAAAATGATATAACAAAGAGATACGCTCAAAGATATGGTGAAAAAGCTGCCCTGAAACGCTTTGGCGCAGAAGGTTTAGAAGCAGCAGGAATGACTCTTACAAAAGGAGCAAGAGTTGCGAAATTCTTGAGTCCTGTTTTAAAGAGAGTTCCTTTAGTTGGTGGACTGTTAGATTTTGGTGTAAGTCTTGCTTTAGGAGAATCTGTTGGTAGAGCAGCAGCGAAAGCAATTGGTGCTACTTTAGGTGCAGGATTGGGTACTCTTGTTCCTATTCCTGGCGTTGGAACTATCTTAGGTGGTATTGCTGGAGATCTGTTAGGTGGTGCTGTATATGATGCTCTACGTGGTGGTGCTAGTAATAACGATGAGGCAGGATTAACTCCATTTGCTACAGGTGGTATTGTTACACAACCTACAGCAGGTTTGGTTGGTGAAGCTGGTCAAGAAGGTGTTTTCCCACTTGAGGGTGCTAGAGGCAGGAAAACATTCCTTATGTTTGGTGAAGGTATATTAGAAGCACAGAAACAAAATAAAAAATTATCCGCTGAAATTCAAGCAAGAGGATTAGCAGAATATTTTGATAAAAAACCATGGTGGGAAAATTTACTTGAAGGATTAAAAAATTTCCTTCCTAATTGGAATCCATTCCAAACAAATCCCAGAACTCCTCCTGGTCCTGGTGGTGGTGGTGGAGATATTGATGTATCTAAACTTGCTGGAGATACCCCAGAAGCAAAAGCATGGTTGGCAGCAATTAACGCTACAGAAGCAGGTGGTAAGGACAGATATAATACACTAGTTGGTGGTGAGGTTGTTCCTGAATTGACACAAATGACAATGCAGGAAGTTTATGATATGGCGTATGGAAGTTCTATTGGACAAGGATTCTTGCCAGAAAGATTTGGCGGTAGAAGAGTAGCGTATGGAGCAGATTCTCATGCTGCTGGTGCTTTCCAATTCCATCCAGCGACAATGATGGCGAGAGTAAAGCAAGCGGGGATGGATCCTACTAAGACTTTATTTACTCCTGAGAATCAACAAAAACTTGCTTTGGCACATTTGATGAATCTTGGTGTTGATCCAAATAAAGCAA